GATTCCTAAGTCAACGAGCTTCTGCTTGAGCTTGTCGATACTGCCTTCGATTTGCCCAAGGCTACCTTTGGAAATCGCCTGACTGAATGCCTCAAAAGTTTGTGGAAGCCTTGACATTGTCTTTGCAACATCTTTGCCAAGAGCTTCAATCCTCGTCTTAAGCTTGTCAACCTTTTTGCTTGCCCCGTCGGCGGCATCCCCGAAGCCACCTACACCAGCTACTGCTGGTGGAATAAGTTCCGGAATCTTTGCAAAGCTATTACTCAACTCAACATTGGCCTCTGCCGCGCCTTCGATGGCAGGCTGAGCTACATCGTTGAGCTTGTCTGCCCAACGTTGCATAGCTGAAGCGGTTTCCGGTATCCACTTCTTCAGGTTCTGAGCAACACTGTTTAGCCAGTTAACAATGTACTTCAACCCATTCTGGAAGATATCTACAATACCTTTCCATATCGCCTTGAAGAATCCAACAATGCCTGTCCAAACTGCAACAATGACTGCGGTAACCTTTGGCCCGAGTACACTCTGAATCCCGTCCCAAATCCACTTCAATGCAGCACCGATTAGGTTGGCAAGGTCGTGGAACAGCCCGACGAGTACATCCTTGATTTCGTTCCAGTTCTGATACACGGTATACGCTATTGCAGCTAAAGCTACGGCCGCAGCTATAACAGCAGCGATCGGCCAGCCGATTGTAAGTAGAGCGGAACCAAAAGCTACAAGGGCACCTTTCGCTGCGGCAAATGCACCAGCCAATCCGGCACCACTGAGAACAGTACCTAAGGAACCGAAAGAGGCAACGATCTTTGCCATAATGCCGGCAAAGCCCATAGCCTTAAGTGAACTGCCGAAACCTACAATGACAGTACTTAATGCTCCAAACTTTGCACCGACACCTGCAAGCATTGCTGGAACACCGGTAAACGCGGCAATCAAGACCTTCCCGAAACCGAGAGCCGCAGCATTGATACTTGTGAACAGACCTGTAAAGCCGAATGCTTTGATAGCTAGAAACACCTTGCCGACAGTACCTCCGAATGTAACGAACGCAGCTCCTACTGTTGACAATACACCTGCCAGTGGCGCAAGAGCTCCGAGGCCTGTTGCCATCAATCCAAAGGCCATCAACAGTGGACCTATAGCTGCTAGAAGTGCAGCCGCCGCAATTGCAAAGGTTTGAATAGGACGAGGTAACTGACCGAACTTCTGAGCTAGTTCGGAAAGCTTGTTGGCTACCTTGGTGAAAAACTTAGCTAAGTCTTCTGCCACCGGAGCTAAGTTCTGACCAATAGAGATCATCAAATCCTGCAACGCTGAGCCAGCGATCTTGACGGCGCCAGAAAGACCTCTCAGCATAGTCTTGGACATAGCTTCGGTCTTTCCGTCGGCAGCTACGATGTCTTGGGTAAAGTCACGCAAAGCCTCCGAACCAATACCCAACAAAGCCTTAAGCCCAGGACCTCCTCGTTTACCAAAAATGTCCAGTATCTTACCAGTCATCTCTAGCTCGTCACCGGACTTTTTAAGCTCACGTTCAAACTGAGCAATTATGTCGGCTAACGGGAGCATCTTACCACCTGTACTCTTAATTGTAATACCCATCTCTTTTAAGAGTTTCGTGGCTTTTGTTGATGGACTTACTAAAGCCGCAAGTGTCTGCCGAAGCGTGGTACCACCCATTGAGCCTTGGATGCCTGCTTGGCCTAACAATCCTAGAGTTGCAGCCATTTCCTCGAACTGCATCCCGACGCCCTTACCAATTGCGCCTGCGTACTTGAATGACTCGCCGAGCATAGTCAGGTCGACGTTGGCACTTGAGAATGCCTGAGCCAGTGCATCATTGACATGCGCCATGTCCTGCGCAGTCATCATCTGACTCGTCATGATGTTGGACGTAATGTCCGCGGCGCGGGCGAGATCCATCTGACCGGCAGCGGCTAAGTTCAAAACACCAGGCAGAGTTCCGAATATGTCTGCAACCTTGAAACCGGCCATGGCTAGGAACCCCATGCCTTCTGCGGCTTCGGTTGCAGTGAATACGGTAGCTTTACCTAGATCTCGAGCTTGTTTCTCGAGCTTGTCGAACTGAGCGGTGTTTTGTTCTGCGGATAAGGCGACATTTTCTGTAAGAGCTGCTACCTTGTTCATGGACCTTTCGAAGTCCATAGTCATCTTCAGTGCGGCAGCTCCTACACCGACGATAGGTAGAGTGAGCCCAGCGGTAAGAGTCATGCCGGCGGCAGTGAACTTTGCCCCCATCGACTTCAGTTTGGACTCGGCGTCACTGAAGCCTTTGGCAAACTTGTCTGTCCGCAGACCAAGGTCCACGAACATGTCGGCAATTTTCATCCCAGGCATTGAAGATTAACCCTCACCGCTTCTTCGACTGGTCAAATTGTCTGGCCCGGTCTATCTTCTCCAACTGATCCAAACGTTTCGGCAGGAGCTTCCCACCAAATGCTAGAGTAATTGCTTTCGCTAATGCTATTTGCTCACGCACAGTTTGCTTTCGCTTCCCTTTGCGGCCACGACGTTTCCGCTTCGGCATGAAGTCTGAAATCTTCCATGCCTTCCCCTTTTTCGTCCTGTTGACATTTGCGATAGTACTAGCAATTAACGCGGCCCTGAAATCGAGCCTCTCCTCAACCGTATCCCTCTGATCGACCAGAGCCTGAAACTCACGCGGAGTTAACCTACCGAACTCGTCTCGGCTCTTACCTAATTCGATCTCGGCGACGGCCCAAAGGCTCAACCATTCGATTCTGGTGGGCTCGTCGGACTCTCCGGAGATAAAGGGATATCGGCTGCCCCTTTACCGGGCATCGGAATCTCGTCTTCCTCCGATTGGCTGGCCTGAAATGCTTTGGCCAGACTTTCGACCACATAGTTCATATTGCCCATGTGCAGCCAACTACCGACAGTGTGTTCGGTAAGCTTTGGATTCTCATGCAGCAGGGCTGCCCATGTCAGCGTTCGAACTGTCCGAATGTTGAGGTTCTTCCATACATCCGGGTCCATCATCGAATTACCGAGCTTTTCTTCGACGATAGCTAAGGCATTGAAGTCAACCTTGAAATGTAGCGTCTTGTTCCCCAGCTTCACTTCTACCAATGGCTGGATTGCGTTGTCTAGAGATTCACTCACTTTCATTCTCCTTATACCCGCTCTGCGGTAGATTGGGGCGGAAAGTCAGACTCTCCGCCCCTGTCTGTACGTTCGTTACTGCAGGGTTGGCGGACCGGCTACCTTCAGCGTGACACTGGCCAAAAGTACGTCCGCCGGATCTGAACTCATCTCGAACCCGGTTATCACAGTAGGCAGTAGCCATTCCGTGTTACCGGAGTCCGGAAAGATGATCTTGAAGTTTCGCCGTGTCCGCTCGGTCATGTCCTTCAACAAACCGGCTGAGTAGCCATGGGTTGGATCGGTCGGAATGAAGTTGATGTCGAACGTGACTTCGCCGCCATCGAGCAATCCCGAAATGTACCGGCGCCATGGCGTAGGCGTGTTGTGAACTGTGACGTCGATTGTCTCAGCTATCAAAGACGGACCGCTGATAGTCCGAAGCTCTGCGACGGTGGCGAAATTTTCAGTTGGCGTTGCACCATCACCAATCTTCAGGAGCGTGCCAAACGCGCTGACTGCATTGCTTGCCATATCCTTTGCTTGCTCCTTCCTTAGACTTAGCCTCTGGCTAGATGTCTACTGCCACTCGTCACGAGAGCTTAACAACGGCGAACTTCATGCCAGCATCTGAGGCCTCAAGATACATATGCCGCTGAGTCTGAGCCCAGCCTGCTGTGTTCCGGAATGGCCCGTAAATAGCCCATGTGTCTTGGTCAATACTGTCAGCGGTGATGTCGCCGGTACGACCCATGTCGTCGGCTACGGAAGCGATAGTCACGGTCTGCGCGCCGGTGCCGTCGTTTCTGACGATGAGGAGATCGTCACCTTCCATGACGAAGTAATTCTTATTGGCAACATCTGCTGCTGTCAACGTCAACAGTACTCCGTCTGTTGG